GTCGGGCTGTCCGGCTCTGAGGTCGTGTCGTATGACGGGAGCATCTCGTGACTTGGACCTACGCGGGCGACCCGTCAGCGAACGCTCGTGACGCGATCCGGTTCCTGATCGGTGACACCGACACGACCGACCAGTTGCTGTCCGACGAGGAGATCGCATGGGTCAACTCGGAGGCGTCCGGAACGTCTACCGGCACGACCGCGCTGTATGATGCCGCGTATCGGTGCTGTCTGACGATCGCCTCGAAACTCGCGCGCGAGGCTGACAAGCAGATCGGTGACCTCTCGGTCTCGATGAGCCAGCGAGCGAAGGCGTACCGTGAACAGGCGTCTTCGCTCAAGGAACTCTCCGGTCGTGAGGGCGGTGTCCCGATCCCGTACGCGGGCGGCATCACGATCTCCGACAAGGAGATCGACGAGGAGAACTCCGACATCTTCCGGACATGGTTCTCGTCCGGCCAGTTCGAGAACGTGCGCGACGGCGGCAGGTCACAGACGATTCGCGGCGTCCAATACTTCGGTCCGGGAGCCGACTAATCGTGCCTTCGACGACGGCGTTCCTGACGGCGCTGAAACCGCTCACCACGCGAGCGGTGAACATCCGTGTCCTGTCGTCGCTGAACAACTACGGCGAAGCCCAGTATTCGGGTGCCGCGACGTCGTATGCCGCATACATCCAGAAGGTCACCACCGAGAACGCCGACCTCGAACGTAATGAGCGGGTGATCGAATACAAGGCGTACATTCCGTCGTCGACCCTGTCGCTCGGGTTGAGTGACGAGATCGAGTTCCCTGACGGGTCGATCCGTCCGATCATCGAGATCGACGAACGATGGGATGAGCACGGGAAACAGTTCGTCGTCGTGTCGTTGGGGGACGGCTGATGGCGAAGGGCGGCGGCGTTGAGATAAGCGTCCTCGGCTTGAGGGAACTCGCGGAGGCGATGGAAGCGAACTCGCGGGAAATGACGGTCGCGGTCGGGCGCGCCCTGTGGGATGCGGCGCAAGCGATCGGAAACGAATCACAGAACCTTGTCCCCGTCGACACCGGCAACCTGAAAGGTTCGATGTCGTATGAGCGGAGCGGAGTCACGACGACGACGCCGGTGATCGAGATCAGGTACGGCACCCCGTACGCCCTGTATCAGCACGAGAAACTTGACCTGTACCATCCGGCGCGTGACGGCAACACCGCCGGTCGCCGCGGGTCCGGTCCGACCGCTCCCGGCACCGAGGGCGGCTCCCCGAAATATTTGGAGTTCCCGTTCCTCGCTGAAACGTCGCAGTATCCGACGAAACTCGTGGAACGCATCCGACGCCACTTCAACGTGGTGCGCGCCCGGGGGACCGGCTGATGGCGACGCTCGACGACATCGGCACCTACGTCGCCACACAGGTCGGTTCGTTGACGCTCGGCACGAACCTGTTCCTCGGGCGGCTCCCCGACACACCGGACACCTGCGTCGCGATCTACGAGTACGGCGGCGAGACTCCGGTGTCGACGATGGGCGGCGACCAGATGCCTCCGGTCGAACAGCCGCGGATTCAGGTCAACGTCCGCGCACCCGGCTACTCGTCAGCGAACACGCTGGCGCTGTCGGTGTGGACCGCGCTCGAAAGCATCCTGAATGAGACGCTGACCGCGACCCGTTACCATCGGGTCGCCGCGATCCAGTCACCGTTCCCGCTCGAACGGGACTCCGCTGACCGCGTGATATTCGCGCAGAACTTCCGGGTACAGAAGGCGACATGAGTATCCCACCGGACCCGTACGCGGAGATTCGGTCGAAGCCCGAGGCGAAGCGCAAGACCCGTCACAAGGTTCGGTGCGCGAACTGTTCCCGGCTTCTCGCGGAGATCGTCACCGCACCGTGGCTCATCAAGTGTTCACGCTGTAAGTCTGACAACCAATCGGACCTCGGCGACCGTTAGAGATTCCACGGTCCCCAGCCGGAGTTCTCCCATATCGCGAGCGCGGCGAGGAGGTTCGTCTCCGGGTCGAACAACTCGTCGCAGTCGTCGAGGATGCCGTGAGTCTGAAGCCATCCGTCCGGCCAATACTGTGACGGCAGGCACCAGAACCCGTTGATCTGGATGAGGCCGAGCGAACCGATGCGGGTCGGGTCGTCGGTGTTCTGTGCGTCCGGATCGCACCGCGATTCGCGGTAGACGGCGTACGACAGTTTCGGGAGTTGTTCCTCGGGCCAGCCGACAGCGACCGCGGTGTCGACCCACTCGTCGCACCGCCACTCAGGGGCGCTCGACCGGTGCGGCGGCAACTCCGACGCACGCACGGTCCGCTGTGGAGGCCGTGGCTGAGGATCAGGCATCGTCCACGGCATCGGGACCGTCGACGTCGTAGCGGGCGCGAGAGGCGCTTCTAGGGTCCTCTCAGGAGACTCGGGACGGTCGGAGGGTGGTACGTCGTGCGGGGCGGAGGCTTGGGTACTTGTGGGAGAACCCTGAAAGGAGGCTCCTGCCCCGCACGACGAGAACAGCATACAGGCGGCGAACGCCGCGAGACACACACGCATGGGCTTGTAGATTACAGGACTGTGACGGTCAGGCGTCGTCGGGCCAGTTCGCCGACGAGTTCCCGCCGAGGTACTCCGCCGCCTGACGGAACGTCTCACAGTCATCGCGGAGACGTTCGATCTCCCGTGCCGCTTCTTCGAGAAGTGTCGCGGTCGAGTAGTCGACCGTCGGCTGTCGGTTCCTGAGTCGCTCGATGATCGTAGCCATAGCCGCTCCCTCCAAAGTGTAAGGCCATCGGTACCGTCGCTGTCGTAGGTTACTGGAACGATCCGCGGAGGACTGTCCACGCTCCGGACGGCCACCCGTGGTGAGACGCCTCTCGGAACGCGAGGTGAACCTGTCCGTCGGCCCACACCTCGACGAGTATCTCGCCGTCGGGGAGCCGCCGGTCGATCGACTGGGCGTCGACCTTCGTCGAGAACCCGGGGATCGGTTTCGGTTCGTCGAGTGCCGTCTGGTCGCTCATGCCGCGACTCCGGAGATGTCGACCCGCACGTTCAGCAGGGCGTGAGGTGACACGTCGCCGTCGTAGGTCCAGCACCTCAGGTCGTCCGGGTAGAAGTCGGCGGCGTGATCATTGCTCTCGTGAAGCAGGTCGGGGTCGAGTGCGTCGACGTGGACCGCGAACACCTCGACGTGATCGTGGATCACGACGTTCGGAACCTGCGCGGGACCGTCCGGCGTGTCGATCTCCATCAGCCCGACGAACTCGCCGCCTCGCATCGCGAGGAACGCGGCGGCGTAACCGGGCGTGTTCGCGAAGTAGGTGCCGGGTCGCAGACCTCCGGTCACGATGTCCTTGCGACGTGTCGGCCACGTCGCGTGATACAGAACCTCAGTCATGTCAGTTGTCCTCCTCATGTTTCCGGGTGTCGAGTGCGCGGGCGTCACGGTGAACGGTCCGCACCGAGTCGGGACGGAAGGTTCGCATCCCTCCGTTCGGGATCGTGCCGTTCGAGGTGATCGGTCCCCAGCAGGTGAGTTCGCCGTTCGGACGGATCGCCTTCAGGCGGAAGCGGCCTGCGCCGGGGACGGTGAACTCGTCGCCGACGTCGAGGTGCCTGCCGTCGGGCAGGGTGGTCGCGGTCTCCCAGTCGGCGAGCGGGGAGTCACCTCCCCGACGCCGGACCAGCGTCTCGCGGCTCACGACGCAACCTCGATCGCGTCGAGCGCCTTGAGCGCCTCGTCCCGATCCTCGAAGCAGTCGATGAGACGGTGGGTCGCGGCGTCCTTGATCCACCAGACGATCGAAGCGGAGGGCGAACCGATGCGAACACCCTTCAGGTAGAAGGCGTAACCCTTGTCGGCGGCGAGCGCGGCGTGATACCGGTTGTAGTCCACGAGCCACTCGTTCTCCTCGGCGATGGTCGCCATATGGGGCGGGAAGCCGGGGTGGTGGATGTTACTCATGTGGGTCTCCTCTCTCTCGTTGATCTCTCCCACGGGTAAGACCTTACCGGACTGGTAGCGCCACGTCAACCCCTAACCCGAAATATTTCGGATAGCCCTCCCGGGTGTTGGCGCTACAACGGCACGCCAACACGCAGGCGTACCATCAGCAGTCAGTAGTGCGCTCGTCGCCGCAGGTGTCCGCCGTGACCGTCAGTCGCTCACGACTCCTGCGCCTACCCACCGAGGAGACAGGACCGGATGAAGTTCAGAGTGACAGGCGGACCCGAGGGAGATCGCGGCATCAGCGCCGCCGGTCGCCGCTATGAGCCGGGTGACGTCATCGAACTCACTCAGCCGAAGGCCCAATGGCTCATCGACAAGGGACTGCTCGAACCGGCTGGCAAGAACGTCGGCAAGTCCGACCCCGACCCGGAGCCGGAACCGGACCCCGCCCCCGCCCTCGAACCCTCACCCGAACCGTGGGAGTTCGACGATGACTCAGGAGATGATCTCTGATGCCCACGTTCGTTCACGGTAAAGGGACCGGAGTCCTGCTCGACGAGTTCGACCTGTCGACCTACTTCAACTCGGCGGACATGAGCCGCACCACCGACACCGCGGAGACCACAGCGTTCGGCTCAACGTCGAAGTCGTACATCGTCGGCTTGTCCGACGGCACCTTGTCGCTGTCCGGCATGTTCTCGCAGGACGCTGACGGGTCCGACGAGGAACTGTCCGCGATCCTCGGCTCCGCGACAACTCCGCTTGTCACCGTGAACCTCGACGACGGGTCGATCGGGAACCGGGCGATCGTCGCGAAAGCCCATCAGACGTCGTACTCGATCTCGTCGCCGGTAGCGGACATCGTGACGATCACCGCCGACTTCAACGCCTCGACCGACAGCACCGCGAACCTCACCTACTCGATCCAGACCGGCGTCCAGTTGACCGCCGGATCGTCGATCGCGTTCGGGTCACTCGGCGACCTCGCATCGGTCGACAACTCGGCGTCCACCGCGAACGGCGGCATGGCGAACCTTCATGTCACCGCGAACACGTTGGACGCGGCAGTCACGATCAAAGTTCAGGACTCGGCAGACGACATCACGTTCGCCGACCTGATCTCATTCACCTCAGTTTCGGCAGGCGTCGAGTCCGCCGAACAGAAGGCGGTCACCGGCACCGTTGACCGTTACGTGCGGGCCACCGCATCGAGTGCCGCGACCAGCGGTGCCATCACCTTCCACGTAGCGTTCGCCCGCTACTGATCCCACAGGAGAATACCCATGCCCACTTTCGTTCACGGCAAGTCCACCCACTTCGAGGTCGACGACACCGGCGGCACACCCCGCGACATCAGCGACACGCTTACCAGCGTCGACTTCCCGGAGACCATTGACACCGCCGAGACCACAGCGTTCGGCGCGACGTCGAAGTCGTACATCGTCGGTCTCCGTGACGCCACGATCTCGGTGTCCGGCATTTGGGACGCGACCGTCGACGGCTACTTCATCGGCACCGAGCCTGCGAGCCGCACCTTCATCTACGGTCCCGCTGGCGACACCGGCGGAAACGTCAAGTACACGGGTGAGGCGATCCTGACGTCGTTCTCGATCTCGAACCCGGTCGGCGACGTCGTCACCTACTCCGCTGACTTTCAGGTCACCGGTGACGTCACCCGCAC